TAGAGAGTGGAAACCCATTAGTAGAGATGGCTGAACAGATCTTAGATGAAATATCTAGGACGGTTCAATCTGAAGGATGGGTCTTTAATACTGAATATCATTATCCATTTGGTAGAGATGGTAATAAATGTATAAAAGTACCTTTTAATGTACTTGCATTAGATACCAAACCAACATCCTTAAATAGAGCCGTTATTAGAAGTAATAAACTCTATGACAAAGTAAATCATACATATGAATGGGATGATGATATGGAGCTTGATGTTATTTGGCTCTTTCCATTTGAAGAATTACCAGAGGCATTTAAAAACTACATAACAATTAGATCAGCTAATGTCTTTGCTGGTAGAAGTATCGGCTCAACTGAGGCGGTTAAGTTTGGAGAAAGAGAGGAGATATTTGCTAGAGCATCTGCTTTAGAACACGATACCCAACAAGGGGATTACACCATATTCGCTGATAAGGATAATCAACAGTCCTATCAAAGTTACCTACCATATAACGCTATACGTCGTCATTAAATTATGTCTGCAATCTCCCAATCAATACCTAATTTATTAGGTGGAGTATCGCAGCAACCCGACCCTCTAAAAATACCTGGACAAGTAAGAGAAGCTGAGAACGTCTTATTAGATCCTACGTTTGGTTGCAGAAAGAGACCACCTACAAAATTCATAAATCAACTCGCAACCGATATCCCAAAAGATGCTACATGGTTCCCTATCTTCCGAGACCAAAACGAAAGGTACATAGTAGCTATATATAAAGATACTAATAGTGCAACTCAAATAAAGGTATGGGATGCTGACACTGGAGTACTTAAAACAGTTAATACTCAAGGTACAGCCGCTCAATATTTAGATGTATCTGACGTTAAAAACATTCGACCATTAACCATAAATGATTACACCTTGCTTTGTAATTCCGAGCAACGTGTATCTATGGATTCATCGACTGTAGATAATAATGTTCAGGAAGCGTTAGTAGTTATAAATCAAATTGCTTATAACACAAACTACTCAATCGACTTTTTAAAAGACGGTCAATCAACTTCTCAACAAAAGGTCTATAGAGCGCAAAAGCTAACTATCAGTCCAGCTACATTTAAAGATTCTGGAGCATCAGCAAATAGTAACTGTCAAAATGCGGGTAATAGTAACTTCACTCACTCAGATACAGGTAAAACAGGTTTAGCTTTTAATATTGCTACTACTTGTCAATATGCCCAAGAGAAAACTGAGGTAGAGGGAGAACCATTTCCTACTGGAGTATGGATGAAGAATGTAAATACATCTTCTACTAGTTCTGATGGTGGTGGATTCACAGAAAATCTAAAACAATTCTACGCTGAAAAAGCAATAGGTTTATCAGCTAATCATACGAGTGTTGTTTTAGGAGATCAAAGATATAAAGATACAACAGTAACCACTACATCAGGAAACATAACCTGGAGACAACATTGGAGAGCTGTTACTGATCCGCTACAACCTACAGCTCAGTGGTATATACAAGGTCAACATCAAGCGGATACAA